ATTTTTGTGGATGAGAAACACCATATCGTTCCACACAGGTTTTTTCTCTCTTCTGAACAACTCCGGGAATCAAGCTGGGGTTTGATACGCCATATTTTTGTATCAATCCCTCTTTTGCTTTTTTTTGTTGATTAGGGTCTAAATTTTTACAACGAATTGAGCAATATTTTTGAAACCCAACAGAAAACCGCCTTGACCACTGTGTTGGAAGGTTGCACGTTTGGCACGTAGGGTGTTTTGTGATATCATTTACTATACAATAATACCGAGCGTTTGGCTGAATATCATCCGAAAGAAAGTTGGTTCTGTTGAGTATTTCTTGATATTCTGTTGGGTGGTTATTTCGTATTTTAGCCCACGTTCCACGAGAGTTGTTTTTCAAACACTCTTTAACAAAATTCTTCAAATCGTCTATATCCATTCCCATATTTATGAGTTGGGAAAACGGAGAAACTTTCTAACTCGGACCATTTCGGACCAGAGAAAAAGGGGAGATGGTTAGCTTTCGTTCTGTCTTATATTTTCAGGAGTATAGGAAGTTACAATGCTAATATCTGAAGTGTTGATGTCCGGAATAAATATCTCATCTTCGCGTGCCGGTATTTCATAAAGATCGCCAAACTGTGTATTAGCGAACAAAGGTACAATAACAATCGAATCGATTTCTGTTCCCAAGTCACGGTGAATTGCTGCTGCCAGCTCGGAGAAGTAGAAGGTCTCGCCAAATTCCCAAGAGTAAACGTCAAGGAAACTCTTGATAGTTTCCGTAATTCTTACCTTCACTTCGTTGTCAGTCAAGCTAATAACCAAATTTTGGTTGGTTGGACGAATGACTTCAAATCGAGCGCGGAGTTCTGGGGCCGCTTTAGGACCGAACAAAATCTTGAGATTGCCCGAATGTAATACTAATGTGTCAGAAATCATCTTATTATCGAGCAGATCAGCATATGCAGTTCTCAATGAAAGAGAAGTAGGTGCGTCTGGTTCAACATCTGTCTGGTTGTCCAAATAACGGCGCATGTCTGTTAGATACCCTTGGGTGATAATAAACTGGTCGATAATATTAGACGCAGCAGGATCAACAAGTGTGAACTGTGAGGTAAAATGAAACCACGCAAAGTTCAACGGATATCTACCTGGTTCTCTTTTGTATCTACGAGCATCTTCACTAGTTGGAGCGTCCAACGAAAAGAGCGTTTTAATCTCATCCGATGTTGCAACAGGCGTCCAAGGGTCTTGTGAGGATTCGCGAGAAAAATAAACATAATCAATAATTTCAACAGTAAAATGTTCACCTGGTGCGCCACCATACGGAAATACAATAGTAATATTATCACTAAGAACGCTACCTGCTGGTGGTGTTCCTTCAGTCCAATCAACACCCTGTACGAGAACAGTAATCGTTCCAGCGCCATCATCATGTTTGATAATTAAGTTATCAGTTCTTCCAACTATGTAATTCTGTGACAATGTTTGCAATCCATTAGCAGTAAAGACATCCGTTTGGTTGAATAACTCTGGCAGGGTCAGGTTATCTGCGATACCATCATCGTTTGTATCAACTGGTAGTACAGAAAGCCTGTGAATATCTGGCAGACCAGCATTCGATAAATTCTGCTCAACGATTTCCTGTGCGATGACATCAAAATTGTTGTCAGTTGTTAACACACTATCTCGGTTTGAATTTACGTTCGCTTGTAAAACCACTAGACGGTCGCGACTGATGTTCAACGTATCAAACTCAACAATCTGTGAGGTATTATTAGTATTCCAAAACTGTGTGGACTGGCTCTGACTTACCAACCTTCTTGTGTGAAAACGGAGTTCCCAACCAGACAACACGCTGCCTGTATAGAGTGCATCTATACGAACCATATATATTGAGTTTGGTGCGGCACTTCCGTGTGCGAGGTACTCTGATTCGCCAGGATCGCCAGAGCCAGGAGGAGTGGTATCCCAAGGGTGCTTGTTAACTGTCCACTCATCATATTCAAGCGAATACCACAATTCAACTGTTGACACTCCAACAAAATTAAGAGCGGTGGCCATTGCATCCAACTCACCTTCACTCGTTGGGCTAAAAGATAGTGGGTTGTTGTTGAATTCTCGGCGAACAGTACCAGGCAATATACCTAGTGCTTCTAATTGTGGAGCTAGAATCAAGAAAAAATCTGTTGATGAAAGATATGGCTGAATATAGTTAATTAACAAAGTTCCGCCATCCACTGCTGAATCAACAACAGTTAAAGAACCCATGCTTGGGTCCTCATCTTGATAATACAATGCCAGATCATCGCCGAACACTTTTACATTTTCGTACGATTGACTCGGATCATGCCATGCGATGTACTTGGAGTCGCCTGCGAAGGTTCTATTGACTGCAAGCATCTTCACAATGGAAGGATCTTGCAGCATGAATGTGCTATAGTCTCTCGCATTTACCATGCGATCTTGCGTATAGTAAACTGAAGGAGCTACGTCACGAATATGCTCAATATCTTCGGTTACAGAACCATTCTGCAGTGAGCTAACCAAAGAAAAGGTGAATGTAAAGGTCTGAATATTTCCAACAGCATCGTTGTAAGTGAACGAGGCGGTCTGATCCACAACAGTATTCTGTGGAATGGTGATGTTTTCATTCGCAGAGGTGCGAAACCAAATATCAAACGTACCACTTGGAATCTCAGCAAATTCACCATCACCAAATACCAGACGAACCTGATCGTTGTCCAGCGACTCAACTTCATATTTGCGACGATTGGTGTTGGTGTTGAAGATTATGTTCTGGCTGTTTGCAACATCAACCTCAACCCAAAATCCACCTGGGCCAGTTGAAAATAACACACCGTCATCAGAAATAACATCACCCGTGTCGGCATTAATATTGTTAACAAACAGGTCTGTGTTGTTGATGTTGTTAGTTTCAATATCAAATGTTTGGTTTGGCGTAACACCGTCAAATGTAGTTGTAATCTTTTGTAGTGTTCCCTGTTTAGTGAAACAGAAGAAACCAGTAGTATCGGATGCGTCGCCGAGGCCGTCATTGCCATATAGCAATGCAAATGGACCACGACGTTCTGGTCGCTGTTCTTCGGGACCATTTTCTGTTAGAGCAACAGGCACCAATTCCATTGGAAGCCCACGAGATGCTACTGTTGCAGTATACTTGAATACCTGTGCACCTTGTGATGCGAGAGGATTGTTGTTCCAAGTATAAAGCTCAAACAACACATCATCAACTTGAACACGATCGGACGGAGTCACAGAGCCAAAAGGCTGCTGCAATACCCGATTCATAACCAGGAAAAATTGCTCTTTCCATTCGGGGTTGTTGGCGTCATTCCATATTATTTTTCGACCAGTGAGGTTTCGTCCAGCTGCATCGAATATATTCTCAGATGTTTGTATAGATGTTAGTTTAACCAGCCCACGATTGGGAATGTTACGAGAACCACCATAGGAAATTAATTTTGCGAGACGAAGTACCGATTCTTTACGTTGAGCAGTACTTAAAAAGTTCTCGTGAGCATTAAGATCAACTCGATAAGCTAGTTGCTCACCGATATATGCGAACAACTCCAAAATGGCAATGAACTCTGAACTTTCTATATAATCATTGAAGTCTTCAGGAAAGTATAGTTTGATGTACTCAACTAAGCTCTCCTTAATGGTGTTAAAATCGAACGCAGAAAAGTTTACTGTTTGGAAGGCTTCATACACTTTCTCAAAGCTCTCTGCGCGTGAAATAATTCGGGACATGGTTTTGTTTATTCCTGTATAATATATCTCTAATATTTATCAAAGGCATTAAAATGAAAAAACACCCAAACGAAGAGTGGATAATTCAACAACTCAAAGAAGGGCTGCGAAGTAGAGACATTGCAGAAATCTTACATTTGTCAACATATACAATTAGTAAGTATGTGTCGAGAGCTTTGTCCAATCTTTCTGTTTTTGACCTCGCGTCATTAATATGTAATGTAGATAACCCAAAACAACTACTTTCACCCAAAACACAAGCCTATAAAAAAATAGTGGAGGCTACTCCCTTTGTATCGGATGGTGCCCAAATACGCGAAAGGTGTTGGTATATTTACAACAAAACAACACAACCACCCACATGTAAGTGTTGTAACAATCACACTAAATGGGACTATACCCAGCAACAATTTAGGACCTATTGTTCAAAAATGTGTTCTGATAAAGACCCAGAACTACAACAAAAACGCGAGAACACCTTATTTGAAAAACACGGTGTTAAACATCCCGGAGAGCATCAACTTTTTAGAGCAAAACAAAAAGAGACCATGAAACAAAAATTTGGTGTAGAATATCCTTTCCAACGCCACATGTCGGTTGAAACTCTCGAAACGCTCAATAACAAACAGCTCATGAAAGAACTGATTTCTGAGTTTTCAACTTTTGAAATATCGGATCAGCTTGGAACTAGCCAGGCGTGCATATCTTGTTATATCAGAAAACATAACTTAACTTCTCCAAAAAAATCAACTTCGAGATATGAGCGTGAGTTAGTTGATGAGCTAACAAAACTCCTTCGTACGAAAATCGTTTTGAATTCTCGTAAAATTATTGCTCCTTCAGAACTTGATATATTTATACCCTCAAAAAATGTGGCAATTGAATTTAATGGTTTATTCTGGCACAGCGAACTTCTTGGAAAAGATAAGAATTACCACATAAACAAAACAAGGATGTGTGAAGAGAAAAACATCCGTTTAATTCATATTTTTGAACACCAGTGGCTTTCAAACAAGAGGTTAATACTCAAACGCTTGAAACACATATTAGGAAACAACGTAGAAAATAGAGTTTACGCAAGAAAGTGTGAAGTCCGTACCATATCACAAAACACAAGCAGGAAATTTACCTCAAAATATCACATACAGAAACACGCAAGTGCTAGTGTTCATTTGGGTTTATTTTTTAAAAACAAACTGGTTAGTGTTATGACATTTGGCAAATCGAGATACAACAAAAAATATCAGTGGGAGTTAATTCGTTTTTGTTCTATTTCTTCTTATAGCGTTGTTGGGGGAGCGTCGAAGTTGTTTCATCACTTCGTGAAAACTTTTATTCCCGAGTCTGTAATAACGTATTCTGATAAATCATGGAACACTGGGAACGTATATGAAAAAATGGGCTTCACCTATTTGCATACAAGTGCTCCTAATTATTTTTATTTTAAGAATGCAACAGAAGTGTTCAGTAGGGTGAAGTTTCAGAAGCACAAGCTTTCCAAAAAACTGAAATCGTTTGATCCATCACTAACAGAATGGGATAATATGAGAAACAACGGCTATAATAAATTTTGGGATTGTGGAAATGATGTTTTTGTGTGGAATTGCTAAGATTCAAATACCAAATTGAATTCCATATCATCTGTTACTGCTAGTTCAATATACAAAATACGCGCAAATACCGAAACGGAACTATTATCAAAATCCGGTAGCACTCGAAGGTCCAAAATCTCCACACGCGGATCAAAGTTAAATACGTCTAGCAGCTCATCCTCAATTATGTTGAGAGCTTCCGAATCCAACGGTTCAAACACCATTTCTGGGATAGATGTACCAAATGTGGGCATCATAACACGTTCACCTCTCGAGGTGAAAATGTGGTTCAGTAGGTCCAATTTTATGAGGTTTATGTCATTGACTTTAAACGTTTTCTTTGACTGAAACGTAAAGCTAGAGAATCCTCGGTACAAACCTGTTTTTGCCATTTTTATTGAAATCTCCAATTGCTTCCAGTATTTATCCTGAGGAACCTACTGAAATTAACGCTGCCAGTGGGTTCCACGTGGAATCTTTTCACCAAGCTCCACTCTTCCGACACTCTCATCTGTGTACGCAAATTCTGGAGTTTGAACATTTCCCGTATCGTTGTCTGTGTTAACGTACATAATGCGTCCCCATTTCGTAGATTCACGCCGAGGAACACGATTTGGTAAATATGCATCATTGGCTGGGTCAGCCGAGTCAGCGTTGTTTGGTGATGAACTATTCATATGAATTTGTGTCCCGGTTTCACGAATGTCGCCACCAGCCCGAATGTTTGTGTTGGCGCCCGACTCAAGAGATACGACGCTGCCTGCCAATCCGTTGATATTGTTCGCTGCTTGTGAATATATGTCGTTCCCCGCCTTTTGGTGAATATTAAGCGTTGCTTGAACACGAAAGTCCATGTCAGTTTGCATGTGAATACCTTTTGCAGCTTTTACTCGAAAAGCACCTTCTGTCTCAAAGTTGATATCTTTCGTGGCATGCACAGAAATTCGACGATCAGAGTGAATATCGATATTTCCATTTTGATCCATTTCGATATAGTTATTGCCTTTGGCAGTAGCTATATAAATGCGTTCATTTGTATCGTCAAGAATTATTTGATGGCCTGAAGTAGTTCGGAATCGCATGCGACAGTTCTCTGCCAAATCATTCATCGAAATGGAGTGGAAGCCTGGAGTTGTCCAACTATACACTTGTGAATCATAATTAACGCCACCAGTGTTTGGAGTATCAACATTTGGTTCTATGCGACTGCGAGTATATCCCTGTGTAACTATTTTGGTGGTTCCGTCTGGTAGTGTAATTGTTTTTCCAATGTCGTCAGCTGTTCCTGATACAACCTTTGGCACCTCTTCGTTGTTGATATTCGCTACTTGTTGATCAATACCGCGTGAACGGAACTCAAAACTATCTCGACCACCAAACGCCTCGGATAAATTATCATAAAAAAAAAGACAAGA